TTTTTACTTTTTCTCTTAACTTCGCCGGAACTTCATCAATACGATTTAAATCGTATGCAATTCTCTCAGACCAAAATTTCGCCATTCTATCTTACCTCACTTTCAACTGTATATTCAAATATAGTTATTCACTATAAATAACCTCTGACATCTCGGCAATGGCATCATTCTGAGTAGTCTGCCATGCCTCGACTGCTGCAATTCTCACCTCGATATTGCTGAGCTGACGGATGTTAAATGACGATTCAAAAACACTCTTTTCCTCTGAATACAGATATGACACTGTTTCAAAAGTATAATTTTTGTACTCGCCTATGATTTCGCCAGTATCGTCTTTTATGTACCTAAATGCTGACAGATTTTCGTCAGTCAGTTTCTTGCGGAAGTTTTCAATATCTTCAGCAGAAGAAAAATCTGCTGTGATTTTTGTTGCTGTGCTGCTTTCGGTAACGGTAAGTTCTGTGTTGTCTTTTAATTTGATTTTCATAATGTTTTTATTCCTTTCTTTTCTTTGTATAAAAATAAGAGCTATGAAGCTCTTTAATGAATGGTTTATTTTATTTTCTCTTTGTGGTATGCTTTTTTATCATTGTAAATAGCATTATTAAAATTTCCAGTTGAATGCCCATAGACCAACTTCCGCATCATCATAACTTGAATATACAATAATTTGTTTATTTGTAGCATCATAATATATCGAAACATATGACCCGTCAGAATCAACAAGAATACGCCAGCCATATTTTGATGTATCTCGAAACAATGGAAGAATAAGAAAATCACCCATATCCATAAGATTATATTGGCAGTGGTTATTATCTATTATTCTACAGTATAACATAGTGCCATCAACATTAATATTTGGAAAATTAGCCCTATGATATTGACTTTTACCTATTTTAGTTGCTGGTAAAATAACTTGATAATTTCTATTCAAGTTTTTGCTTAAACTGTTATTTATCGCAGAGATACTTTTATCCATCTCATACGCAAAGCTATTCTCAACACTTTTATTTAGCTGTCTGGCATCCGCAACATATCCCTCTTCGGTCGTAACAAGGTTGTTTACAATGCCATTTGGTATTCTGCCTTGTTCTTGCCACTGAGTTAAAATCCCTCTTGTTATATTTTCCTCTTGACTCACCTTGTCTATTGAAGTATGAATTGAATTATGAGCTAAAGTATCATTTTGTCCGATATCGTTTATTTGAAGTTGTAAATTATCAATCTCAGCATTTATCACCTTATTCTCAACAGGATTTGTACTCGTTTCCGACAGTTCACTGTCAACTTCTATCTGTTTTGTTGCCTGTTGTGCTTTGTCTGCATAATTTTTTGCCTGCTCTGAATAGTATTTTGCATTGTCAATATCTTCATTATCTCTCGCCGATGTTTCTCCAACAGCATAAGATTTTGCAATGTTTGAATTATTTTCAACTTCAGATGCAAGTTGTTCTATCTCTTTCTGACAACTTGCTGCATATTCAGCCGCAGATGTTGCCGTACTTGAACTCTTCGATGTTGCCGCTGCTGCTTCCTGTGCTTCTGTTGCTCTATTGTCTGCTATATTAGCACTCTCCTTTGCAGCAGTCGCTGAACTTTCTGCCTCTTGTGCTTTCTCTGTTGTTTTTTGTGCCAATGTGCTAACATCTGCTGTTGTCTCCTTTGCATTATCAGCATACTTTTTTGCCTCTGCCACATAATCAGTCAAGGCACTCACATCATCCATCTGCCCTACAGCAGAATACGATGGATTTTGAGTAGCTTTAAGAATAAACGGAAATGTACTTATCACAGTGTTATTCTTTGTATTTGAAAATCTGATGCAAAGTTTTATATCTCCTGCTTCATCAGTTTCATTCTTTGTCATTTTGACACTGACAGTATTTCCGTTTGTGCTTGCATTTATCGTTACTGCTTTATGCTTAGCCGTTTCACCCTCGCAAACACACAAATCAAATTCAGCTTTATCAACAATAAATTTTTCCGTGTCATTCATTACCGTACAAACAATAGTCGGTGTATCTCCCTGCATACAGGATATTACAGGTATTGCATTTGCAGATTTTACATTCAATGTTACCGGTATGTTCATGAACTGCCCCCTTTCTAAAATTTATCTGATGATTTAACTCTGTGTTTTCTCATTATAACCATATTATTTTTCCTCCAATTTTGCTTTTATTGTCATAACTTCACACTGCAGTTTTAGAAGTTCAGACTGCAGTTGTCTGTTTCTTTCTATTTCCTGCTTCAAATCTCTTTTTAAACACTGACAATATTTCGTCAGAGGTGCGATAAATTCCTCGTACCGCAATGCAGCATAGTCTTTTTTATCTTCATCAATTTGAACTGTTGCATATGCGGCAAAATCATCTACCGTACCCAAAACTTTCTCAGCAGTCATTTTAACTTCATCTGCTATAAATCCGCTGTGAGTTCTTTTGCCATCTATCATTGTGTATGTTGATGGTTTTAATCCGTCTATCAGGTCATTGGCATATTGTTCATCTATTTCAGTTATATTTGTTTTTAATCGTCTGTCTGATGCCGTAAATGCTCCTGTGTTTGTTGTCACAACTCCATTTTCAGTGCCTACAGCAAACAAATACCCGCTGCTCATTTTTTTATCTTTAGCAAAAATTCCGGCAACTGAAAAATCACAATATCCCCTTGTCGTATCAGGAACAGCCTCGTCTAAAGCTCCGCTTTGGATTCCACATATAAGTTTACCCTGCATTATAGTTGCTTTATAAGGAAACCCATCCCAGCTATAATACCCAGTTCTGGAATGTGTTGAAATAAATGCTTCTCCGTCTGAATACATATATCCATTGCCAAAATGCCATCCACCAATTGAGCCATTTCCCGAACCGTCAAGTTTGAAATTTGTGCTATTAACAACCAAACGATTTGAATTAAGTGCAATCTGCTCTGATGATTGATTTATTTCACTGCACACTCCGCCGACAGAAACCTTACTGTTTATCTGTCCCTGTGCCCATTGCGTAGTTGCATAACTGCTCATCCCAGCTATCGTCTGATAGTTTCCGAGCGTTGCCGAATCTGCTTTCAAATCAAGTTCTGACGCCTTTGCATAATTATTCATGCCATCTATTGTCTGATATGTCTCAGAAACCTTTGCATTTATCTCATCTGCTTTAAGATTTAATGCTGCACTTGTTACATAATCTCCCTGGATTACTCCGACAGTTTCCTTAATACCATCAATGTTCACATCTATTTGCGAAAATTTCTGCTGATTTTCCTCATTCTTTTCATAGAGTTCATACTTAAGGTTTGTGTTGCTCACTTCAAAGTTTGCCATCTGAACCCTGCCTTCTCTTTCTTCCTCATCAGCACTCAGACAAAATTCTGTCATTGCTCCGCCATATTCAAGTTTTATCGCATATATCTCTATTACTCCGTCGTCATCTGCCGGAGTAAATACCGGCTTTCCTTTTGTACTGTCATACACAAAATCGTATTTTACCCTTGTTGTTTCTGCATTATCAAATACATCTCCTGTTTCAAGAGCAGTCGGATAATATATCATTGCTCTGCCTTTTATGTAAGCTGACAATGTATAAGCCGTACCATCTAAAGGCATAAATGAATTATTTACATAAGAATATTTCTTCGACAAACTTATAATGTCACACTCATAATGCTTATGTTCCCTGTCCCATTGCACATTTCCACTATGAGCGTATTCTCCGACATATATCCATCCCTCCTGCATTTTCTGTGCATCGTAATACTGGTTAAATCCTATGTCGTCAAGAAGCTGCGACACAATCTTATTAAATGCGATATTAAGACTCTGTCCCGTAGGATCATAATTTATCGCACTTGATTTGATAGTCTCAGTTCCATTGTTTATCTCTCTTACCAAAGATGGAATATTTACCTTTTTGGCATTGATGTTTGCATCATCCGCCACCATCCTGTCATTGATAAGACCATCTCTTACGGCATTTTCAGTAATTCCACCCTCGCCCCAGAGCACATTTCCGTTTTCATCATAAATTATAATAGTATAATTGTTATTTGCATCCTTACCTATCTGGACTCTCACTTTCTTTCCGTCAGAAATCTGCATGGTAGAGTCTTTCAGCACCATAGTCCCGTCTTTTGACTGTATCTGAACATTATCCGTATAGATTGTACCGGATGCTATCTTATCCGCAGTCAATGACTTGATAAGAGCATTTGTAATAACTCCGTCACTCATTCTTCCGACAACTGCATCTGAAAAATCCGTTGTGATAATCGTACTTCTGATATTGTTAATAAGTGCCGACTCAGAAGTAAGATTTTTTATATTTCCAACTGCCGCCGAAATATTATCAGTCGTAATAGTCTGTGCAATAATATTCTTTATGATTGCATCATTAGCCGTAAGACTGTCAATCTCTGCTACCTTTGCCTTAAGATTGTCAGTAGTTATGTTGACTGCTACCAGGTCATTTATCCATGCCTGCTGTGCGGCAAGCTGCTTTGTCACAATAATGTTGTTGGTATTACTCTGGTCAGCCAAAAGGCTCAATTTTTCCCCTGTCACTGCACCTGCTATAGAACCCGATGCCGTAGCCGCCGTGCTGCCTACGCTAAAACTGTCATTTGCGGGACTGTCAAGGCTTATCGTCTGTTTGTTTACTCTAAGCATCACACCATCAATTCCAAGCATTTTGGCATTAACTTTGTACCAATTCCCTACCTGTATTCTCTCTTTATTTCCATTAAGATTATGTGGGTCTATGGCTGAAATCGTATAACTGCTATACGGCACAGAATATATATCAATATACTTTTGTGCCTCCTTCAAAAGTTCAGTCGGATCATTAATGTCTTCATACAAAACAGTACGCTGTATAACACCATACACATCTTCATTTTTTGAAAGATATTTATTTTCTCCATTTACACCGGCTATAGAAACCCTTTCAAGATTATCCTCATCGGTATAAATCTTTTGACCTAACGGAAGTATTCTCGTACAAAGTGTACTCATGTCCTGTTCACATGAATAGGACAAAAGATTATATCCAATCTCTATTACACTGTCCCCACATATTTTTCCAATCTTTTTTGACACTGTCAGCTTATCGAATAATGCTTTTCCCTCGACTAAGTCCATTTTATAAGATACCGATATTTCCCAGCCATACTTTGAAATCAATGCTGATAACTCATCAAATGTCGTTCCTCCGGATGTTGACAGCTCCGCTTTTTGCGTATCTGTGACAGTGGCATCAAATTCAATTATAAATTGATGTTCAGGTACATTACTGTTGTGCCTGTCTATAAGTTCCTTTGCAAGCTCGACAGGTGACATATCAAACGCTTCTATCTCTGTACTGCTGTCCTGAAGATATGCAAGATACCCTTCACAGGTTACCTGTTTATATATGGCTCCCGTGTTGTCCATCAAAGGAACTGCTTTAAGAACCCTGCCTAAAAATTCTATTTCCGGCGTATCAACACACCATATTTTAGTAAGACAAGGTGAAAGCATATCATATCCCGGATTATCCGGATAAATGTCAAAAGACAAAGAATCCGCACAATTTAATTCCCTGGATATACTTCCCGACAATTTTCTTTCCATATGATCCGGTTGCATATCAAAAATAATTTCCTGCTTAGGCTTTCCATCTTCAATGTTTTCAATCCTAATAGTTCTCATATAGTATTTTTCACACCCTCTTTCGATGAATACATATACGGATCCGCTTTAAATGTAACTGTTATAATACAAGCCTTTCTGGTTGAGGCAGATGCATCAAAAGAACTTATTTTCGCCAAAAAATAATAATCAGGCATTGCACTGTCGATAAATTTTTTTCTTGCCGCAGGTGGATACAGCCAATCCGCTATATCATGTTTAGTCCTCTCCACTTCTGCCCTGTCTGAACACTTTTTCCACATTTTCACGGTAATCGTTCTGTCCTCATAAACTTTCATTCCGTTAAGATCATACGCATCTATTACTGAATCACGATACGGTACCGGTATCTCACTTGTTTTAACCGCAGGATAGCCAATATCTATACTTTCGACTGTCATTCCTTTACTTGATGCCCTTATATCATTAAATGAAAAATCACGCATTTGCTATCCCCCTTCTTGTAAGACTTACCTTTGCACCCTGTAACATATCTACAGTATTTAACGCAGCCTTTCCAACTACATTTCCATCCATCTGAATCGTAAGATTTAACTGACTTGATTTATGTAATCCCGATGCGGCTTTACCATTTACCTGAGGTACTGTTGTTGGAAGATTTCCGGTAATAATATCTGCAAGTCCCTGTGTTTCTCTTTGCAATCCCTGTGCAAATCCAAGACCTGTGTATGCTCCAAGTTCAGCCATCACTCTTGACGGCGAATGTATTCCAAGATTTTTCTTAACCTGCTTCACCGTCTGCCCTGTCAGTTTCGCTATAGCCTTATACACATCATTACTTCCCTTTTCGATACCATTTGCAAAACCTTTTGCCACATTCGCACCGATTGATTTCATTTCTTTTTGATATGTTTTTTTGAGTTTGGCTATCTTTGTCTTATATGTTTTTTCAAGTTCTTTCATTTTCTTATCTGTAGATTTTTTTAAATCTTTATTCTGCGTTACAGCTTCCATCTTTGCTACAGCATTTTTTTGACTGTATAACTGCTTGTACTCCGCCCACTGTTCATTATTCATCTTTGTAAGCGTTTCGACATCCCCGGCAGAATTCACTCCAAGACCCTCGATTTCTTTCATCATCTCGTCAGATGCTCCTCTGTCACGAAGAACCTGCAGGTTTGTACGCCATTTTTGAAGTGCATCAACCTGACGCTGTAAATTCACTACAAGACCATTCTCGTCATCCGTTTTTGTCAGACTTACATCACTGAAAATGCTGAAACTTGATGCAATCGACTCTTTAGTTGACTTCACGGATTCATTATATGTTTTTTTAAGTTCTTCCAACTCTGATCTAAGAGTTGACATATACTCCTTGTAACTTTTCTTATAATTACTCAAATATTCCTTTTTACTGTTAATAAGATTATTTCTTGCCTCATAATACTGTTTTAAAGCATCTGTATGTGCAGATGTTCCTTTTTTCGTTGCTTTAACAACCTTATCCCAGTATGTTTTAACAGTCTTTTCGTTGTAACCATGTCCATTTGTCTTTAAGTCTCTCATTTCTATCTTGTTCTGAAGCTTTGTAACAAGAGCCTGTTGTTTCTCTGCCGTTGCTTTCTTCTGTGCTTCCAGTTTTTTCTTACGCTCTTTCTGCTCTTTTTCCAGCTTTTTTTGATATGCTGCTCTCTGCTTTTCAAGGCTTTTCCTTTGCTTTTCTCCATCGTTTGTAACTTTGTTTCTTGCAGCATAATATTTTTGCAATGCCTTTGTATGTGCAGTTGTTCCGGCATATGTAGCATTAACGACAGCTTTCCACCATTTTGCAATCGTGGCATTACTATATCCTTTGCCGTTAGTTTTCAGATCCTTATTTTTAATCTTGTCAGACAATTCTTTAACAAGAATATTTCCAAGCTGTTCAGCAGACTTTCCAACATTTTTTGAACTTGATTCGATACCCTGTATCAAACCGTCAACCGTATATTCGCCTGACTTTTTAAAAACTCTTGATGGTGAATGAATATCAAGTTTCTTTTTAAAAGCCTTGTCTGCTGCATCACCTAAGTCCTCATAAGCCTTAACAACCTCAGGTTTCTTCTTTTCAACTCCGGCAAGCAGACCATCAACACTGTTTACCCCTGCCGCTTTCATGAGTTTTGATATTTTAGCATCAGATTTCTGAATTACATCCAATGAACTCTGGCCGCCTTTCTCAAAACTCTTTTTCATCCCTGCAGAAATATTTATTCCGACCTTGTCAAGTTTTTTCTGCATATTGTCAGCACGCTTCTGAATCTGTTTGCTTATGGCTTCATATGCAACTGTCGGGTCAGCAGAACTGCCATTTATCCCTTTAGTTATTTCCTCCGGAATATATGCACCCTGTTTTCTTGCATTAGTAGCAAGAATCATCAGTTTTTTATTTATTGCTGTATTTAATGTATCAAGTGCAGTCTGAGGCGATTTACTTCCATCTTTTAATCCTGCCGCAAGTCCTTTAGGTATCTTTGTACCTGTCTTTTTAGCAATGTTTACAGAATTACTAAAAGCTCTCTTTGTGGCATCATCAACCTTGCTGCCCGACTTTCCCATCTGAACAACGGCAGTATCAAATGCTTTTCCAAGATTTTTATACTGTCTTGCAGCTTTCTTTGCGGCATTGGCTGAGTTATTTGTTTTTTTCTTTTGGTCGTCTGTTGCTCTGCTATACTTTTCAATATATTTCTGTGCCTTATCTACATTAGAATTACAATCTTTAATTATTTTTTCCTGCTCTTTAATAGTTTTATTTAATTCAGAGGAAGTCTTTTTGTGTCTTTCCTTTTCTTCTGCGTATTTACTTAATGCCTGCTGTGCTTTCTGATATGTTTCACTATAATTTTCATTATAATTCATATTTCCAGCATTAGCTTTATACTCTTTTTCTAATGCCTTTTGTGCTGACTCTGCTTTTTTCTCTGCATCTGCTAATCTTTTTTTTGAATCTGCTCGTTTCTGCGTAGCCTCCGCAAGTGCCATTTCAGCCTCATACTGCTGTTTATATTGTTCCTTTATATCAGCCTCAGCAGCTTGTGTCATATAAAGTTTTTTATAATTGGAAATTTTATCTGTTATCTGCTTATTAGATAACTTAAGTTTTCCGTTTTCTTCATCATAAGCATTTGCAAGTTCTGGTATTTGCTGAGATAATGAATTTACTATTGCTTTCATCTCAGATTTTTGAGCAGTGTTCTTATGTTCAATGTTATTAAGTTCTTTCAGTCTTTCCGCCTGCTTATCTACTGCCGCTACTTCTGACTCAGCAGACGAAAAACTGTCTTTTGCTGCCTGCACACTTTCCTTTATAGCCTTTGTCTTCTCATTCAGCTTATCAATTTCTTTCTGATCTGCCTGAGCCGCTTTTTCAGTTTCACTTGTAGACCTTTTAGTCTGCATGGCAAATGTAACTATCCCAGCAGTAAGTGTAGCAAGTGCTGTTGCCGCCAGTAAAATAGGATTAGCCATAAGTGCTGCACCAAAAGCTGTAATTAATGGAGTTACAGTCTTTGCCACTGTTACACCCACAAATGCTGTTGTTAATGCCCCTAACGATGCCGTAAGCGAAACCACCGCCTTTACTACATCAGGATTTTTCTTAATAAACTCCATAGCCCAGGAGATTGCTTTCTGTCCATGCTGGTACATTCCGTCAAGAGACTCATTAAGCTGTGTTCCGATAGCAATCTTTAAGTTCTCAATGCCGTTTAACATCTTCTGTTTAGCTGTTTCTGATGTATCAGTCATCTTTTTATAAGCATCATTAGCCGCACCGGTACTATTCGTCACCTTTTTCAGAGTATTGTTATAATCCTCTGTTCCTGTCTTTAAAAGAACTGTTGCTGCTGTCGCAGCTTCCTGACGGCTGAAAAGATTTGAAAATGCTGTTGCATCACCGCCTACGCTGTCACTTAAAATCTGAATAACATCACCAAGCGATTTTCCCTCTGCCATCAACTCTGTAAATGATTTTCCTGTCTCTGTCTGCAAAGTCGCTGCCGTTTTTGAACCCTGTTTTGATAGTTCTTTCATAAGAGACTTAATATAAGTCGTAGACTCGCTTGTTTCAATACCTCTTTTAGTAAGCTGTATATATGCTGTTCCCAAATCCTGTAATGAAACACCATAATTAGCCGCATTGGTAGCAACCTTACCAATACTTGACGCAAGTTCATTAACCGATGTTTTACCTAAGTTCTGTACTGTCAGGAATACATCTGATACCTCAGACGCATCTTTAACCTTATTTCCATACGAATTAAGAACCGTTGTAAGACCATCAATTGCCGTTGTGCTGTCTGTAAATCCACCTTTTGCAAGTTTAGTGGCTTCACCTACTGTTTCCACCGCCTTTGATGTATCAACACTTGCTGATATAGCCTGATATGTTGACTCAGCTATATCCGTTACCGCCGTTCCTGTCTTTGTAGACAGGTCAAGCATCTCCTTGTTAAGTGTCCCCATTGATTTTTTCGATGTATCAGCAATGGTACTAACCTTTGCTGATGCACTTTCAAACTTTTCAGCACTTTCAGAACATTCATACAAAGTTTTTGCTATATCCTCGACCTTTTCTTTTACTCCTGATGCAACTATCTGGTCTGCAAGATTATTAAAAGCCTGTCTGTTACTTTCTCCAAGCTGTTCAACATTAACTCTTACTTCCCTGACTGATTTTCCATACTGGTCTATTGATGTTGCACAGCCATTTGCCGAGTTTTTAGCCTCTTTCATATACTTATCATTTGTATTCAAGGCTCTGTTTGCCCTAATAGTCTCAGCTTCCGCAGTGTTTAACTTCTTATTCCAGTCCTGTACTCTCTTTCCGGCAGCTTCATAATTTCTCTCGCCTTTTTTTATTGCCTCTGCAAGTTCATCAATGGTTTTCTGCTGTTTATCAAGTTCCGCATCCGTGGCTGTTCCGGATTTCTTCATTTTATCCATTTCAGCCTGTGCGTTTTTATATTCTGCCCTTAACTTTTCAAGACCGTCTGTAACTTTTTTCTGTGACTCAGCACTATGCACATAACCGGCTTTTGTTGCATCGAGTTTACTTCTCTGTCCCTGAAGCACCTGAGAAAGAACTTTATGCTTTGCCTGAAGTGCTTCAAGACTGTTCGCATTTTCGGCATACTTCTCTTTAACAAGACTAAGCTCTGATTTCATTCCCCTAAGCTGTCTATTACAATCCGTAACCGCTGCTTTAAACTCTTTCTCACCCTCAAGCACTATTGATGCACCAATTTTATTTTTATTCGCCATCTTATCACTCCGCTTCTAAAAGTTAATGATTTCTTCTCTTTCCTCTGCACTGGTTATCATCCTCTCATAGGTATTTGCTGAACCTCCTGCAAACATATTGCAGATTGAAGATGCAAGCATACTCATTTCAAGGTCGAATACATTCTTGTATTCGTAGTACAGATCATAAAATTCCCCGATTGACAAAAAATTACACTCTGTCTCTGAGCATCCAAGTTTTGTCTTTGCAATCAACTTATACCAGACGAAATTTATTCTCCCTCCGTCTGGCTCTCCGAGTTTTTTTCATCGTTCTCATTTTCCGGAAACATTGAGCCTGCATATGTAGTAAAAATTTCTGTTGCAAGCTTTGCCGGATTAGAAACTGCATACACAATCTTTTTGTCAGGAGCTTTCTTACCTGTAGCCTCTGCACCTTCCTCAAGGAAAAGCATTGTAGTATCAAGCAATGCCTGATAATCAATTTCATCCAGATAATTTTCACTTTTCTCAGTATCATCACTCCGTGAAAATATCTTATTTTCAAACTCTTTTAGACTTCCATACTTTTTCTGAAGCTGTGCAAGTGCTCTTATCCCACAACAAGCCGGATAAGTCTTCCCATCAATGCTCAGACTAAATATCCTCATAACCTCACCATCCTTTCACATCAAAATATGCCGCACTGCCCGGCAATGCAGCATACAACTTTTCAAAAAATAACAAAACTACTCCGCTGTCGGTGTAAATAATGCTTTAAGAGCAGCTACGGCATCTGCCTCCGACTCAACAACAGCCGTTCTTCTGTAAAGCCCTGTCTGCTCATCAGGGTAAATAGTACCTACAACAGATGGTGTTGTATATTCCAACTTTTCCTCTTTAGTCTTTGCATCAACAGAATACGGTGCAAATTTAACTTTCGGATAAAAAACAACTTTATACTTTCCACCATTTTTCTTGCTGATATAGCCAAATCCTACCGCTATAGGCTCATCATTGCTTGTAGCATCATATACATCAACTGTTTTCGACTCTCCACCACTTAATGCAATGCTGTTTTTCTTCTGTCCAAGAAGCGGACCAAATATAGCAGGATCATCATCATCAATACCAAGCGTTATATCACCACCTGTTACTGAGCTGTCGCTGTCCTGCAATACATCGTCAGCATAAAGTTTCGCATCGTTCGAGTTCAAGTTTTCCTTGAACTCAATCGCTCCCGCAAGTTTGGATGGTGCTTTGTACTTACCATCCTTTAACTCACCATGTAAAAATGCTTTTAAACCTACCTGTGCCATTTAAACCTCGCTTTCCGCTATGTTTGTCTCATAGCATATGTGTCTTTTTTTAACATCTCTCTCAACAGTATTTAAGGCAACTTTTGGATAAGAAAAACCGCTTAAAAATAAAGCGGTTTTAATAGCCTTTTGCATATTGAGATAATTTTTATTTAAAGGTACAAAAAGATGTACCTGAAAATACATTTCATTCACAGCCGGGTTATCATCTGCAAATCCCCCCGGCTTTTCTGCTGCCACATTGTAAACAATGTATGTGTCTGCATTTCCGTCATAAACATCCATAGCAACCTCTGTGCATACGGATTTTAAGGCAGTTTTCAAATCACCAAGAACACTCATCTTATCCCCCTGTTAAAAACTTCCTGCATCTTCTCTAAAACCTTGTCCTCACTGCTATTCACAGCAGACTGCATAAAAGGTCTTGCCGGCTGATGACTGTTGCCATATTCAAGTGCAAGTGCTTTCTGATAATTTCTAAACGGTTCAACTTTTCCGTTTTCACGGGTGTAAGTAGATTTTGTTGAAGCCCCCTCCGCTGTCAGATAGCCGATGTATGCACCATTTACAGTTTTCTTTGCTTTCTTACATTTGATAGAACTTATAAGTTCACCTGTATCCCGGTGTGGCTGCAACTCACTTTTGACCGCACTCTCATAAATCGGCAATGCCTCATCTATCATCTTTGGAGCTGTCTCATCAAATATATTTAAAACATCGTCAAACATATCATCCGGGAAATCAAAATCAAATACCGCCATCATTCCACCTCACTGCATGACAATTCAATGTAATACTCATCTGTACGGTATGTCCTTTCTACCTTGTACAATTTTTCATCGTATTTCACATTATTTTGTCCTGAATAATCATCAAAAGCTACTTTAAAGACCTGCACGACCTTTTTATTATTTCTCAAAGCATTATAAAACTCGCTCTGTCTTACCGACTTGACAGCACAAAAAACTTCCAGTTCCTCTCCGGGTACTTCCACCTCAAAGCCATCCTCATCTTCTTTCTTTTCCCCTTCACTTATAAGAAAAAGAATATCATTCAGTGCTTCCATTTGTGTATTCACCCCCAAGCGAAAGAAAATCACGAAGTCCTTCAAATGCTTTCTCAAATCGTTCAGCCTGATTATCAAAGTTAAACTGCCACTTACAATACAATTCGCAAGCCTTAAATATAAGCATATCCTGTGTATCAGCACACGCTTTTTCTTCTGATATGCCTACTCCTCTGAGCAGAAGCAGACATATCTCAATATTGCTTTCAATCTCATCATCAAGGGAACTGTGCTTTATTCTCAGGCTCTTTTTGATTTTCTCTCCAAAATCCGTCAAATATTACACCCCCTTGACTGCTTTTTCCTGGGCTTCAAGAAAACTCTCTATAATAAGACTTTTCACATTACCGCTAACACTATAGCCCTGTTCATCAGCAAGAGCCTTGATGTCCGATATAGTCATCTCCTCAAGCTCCTGCTCTGTATATGTTGAAATTGTGTTAGGGACTATAAGTTTTTTTGAATGACCTCAACAAGCGAATTGTTGTCAACGACCTTTCCATCTGCCATCATAATAGCCTTTGTCACCTGGTCGTCTGTTTCATGATCTTCATAACGCTTAACCGTTACATTAAGATTAGTATTAAGTATATAGTCCTCCATACGGAACATAAAAGCTACTACCGTATCTGCTGAAACAGTTGAAGAAAAATCTGACATATACTCAGATGACACAAAGTTTACAGGTCTGCCAAGTATTCTGTACTCAGGCTTTCCGGAAACTCCGGCATTAACACGGGCAATAGGCTGGCCGCTTGTATCTGTCATAGCTGCAATCTGATTAAAGTATGTACTCTTAGTCATATACCATTCAGCAGACTCATAAGCAGCCGGAAGTTTTCCCTCTGCATCACATAAGTTTTTAAATGTAATATCCTTACCCTTTGCAATTTCAACTTTCTGACCCTCTACTACTTCAACGGCATCTGACAAAATACCCTCAGGCTGATTTGCAGATGCACCCTCTCCTGCAATAATAGCCTTTTCTAATGCCTTAACCATTGCTTCTGCGATATTGCTTGTAAGAGTTCTCTCAAACACATCAAGCGTTACGGTATCAACAGCGATTGAAACTGCAACAACACACTTTAACTTGAAATAACTGAAAGTGATAGAGCCAAGTGTTTTCTTCTGCTTATCTGTCTTTCCTCTTTCAGTAGTCCATGTTGCAACAGGTTTCGCAGCCGAAGTAGGGACTGTCGCACCACCTTTGTAAAAGGTTCTTGTAACCTTGTTAAGTATGTCACCTGTCTTTTCCATTTTCTCAACAATTTTATTAAGAATTGTATTCGGAATAACCGCACCCGTATCTGATGTTGTTGTAACTTCATCACTATTCGTAAGATTTGCAGACATCTTCTCACCATGCAGCACATAGTTCATAAAGGCAGAACGATATTCGATACTGTTTGTAGGATCTTCTTTTACAATATCACCCACAGAAGCCACAATTCCATCTTTAGCACCTGCATGAGACGCATTACTGAGTACATTTGGCACTTTAACAGCACCTTTCATAGATTCAACATTAGCTTTCGCCTCTGTGTACTGAGTATATTCATCGTCAAGAGTTTCAACATCCTCCAGCTTTGCCTTATACTCGTCCATCTTGCCATCATCAAGAAGCTGTGTGGCTTCATCAAGCATCTGATTACGATAATCAACATAATCCTGTCTGCTTTTAAAATTTTTGATTACATTCATAAATTTCATGTTCAAATTTCCCCTTTCATTCTTAAAATTTTGATTTTTTCCTTGGCAACAAAAAAAGCCTCACTCGATTTATCAGCAAGACTTCCTGTTTCTGACCCTTTGATAAGATTCCTTATCTTCGCCTTTGTTTCATCCGGTATGATTCCACCAAATGCGTTATTTATGCTAAACGGCATATTGCCGTTTCTGCCTGTTTCTATCAGTTCATCAACAAAACCATATTTCATAGCCGTTTTTACATCAAACCATGACTCTCTATCCATCAGGTCAAGCAGTTCTTTTTCACTCCTGCCTGTTTTCTGCTGATAAATAGCTGATATTGCTCTATTTGCCGTCTGTAATATCTGCGACTGTTTATCCATATCGTGATAATCGCCTCTTGCACCGCTTGAAACATTATGAATCATATACATGGCGGTTGGAAACGCTCTCACATGACCTGTTGCACACGCCACGATACTTGCCGCACTACAGCAGGACCCGCTTATATCAGCCTGAATATTACCCTTATATTGACTGATACTATAAGACATATCCGAGCCTGCAAACACATCACCGCCACCGCTGTTAATAACGATAGTTACATCATCACCATTTGCATCCTCAAGCTGTTTATCAATATCTTTAGGACAAAAAGCATCATAACCAAACCAATCATATATCCACTTATCATCATTGTTTACAATAGTTCCTTTTGCATCAATCTTCACCATCACTTCCACCTCCCTCTTTCAGCTTTCCGGTATCTTTTCTGAGCAGTGCAACATCTCCACCCGGAACAGGTGCAAGATTAAGGTACTGTCTGACCTCATTTATAGTCATTATTCCTCTGTCAACAAATGAAGTAAGCTGCAGCTTTGTGCTCATACTTGCAAAAGTAAGATTGCTGCTTTCAAATATGATTTTATTACCACAATTTCTCTGCTTTCTTGAAAACAGTTTTCTTGTATATTCATTTGCCATCTGGCATATGATAGGCTCTATCGCAGCCTCATAGTATGAAATCCACTCGTCCTCGTCATAATTTGAATGAACAATCTTGTCATTTGTGTTAAAAAAACCATACACTCTTTGTATGGTTCTGTCCGTCTGTGCCGCATTGGGTACATAATCATTAGGTTTTATCTGCTGTGCCTCCGCTTTAGAATCAACTGCTGCCACTCCAAACGATTTTGAAGCAGTATTTAAATAATTCTCAGCAAATTGCCTTGCCTGCTCCTGTGTATCTTCAGGTCTTAACGATGTGGAACTAAATTTGAGCAGCCACCTTATCACAGCACCATTTTTAACAGCCTTGATAATTCCCTGGTCCGATGTAGTCACAACATTCATAAGTTCCACTAGTGCTTTTCCCGGCGGTTCACCAAAAATATCGTTATCGCAATAATCTTCACGCAAATGAATAATATCCGTGTACGGTATTTCCATCCACTTGCCATTTTGAAAATAAAATTTAAGATAAAGCACCTGATTATAATATTTTGCATCAACAGATGCAGCCGGTATCGGATATAAGCCACAGGGCAGACCAAAATCATCCCTTATTATCAAAATAAAAGCATTATGATTAAGAGCAAGCTGATTTGCAACTTTCTCCTGCATCATCTGCCCGGACATATACTCATTAGGTTCTTCCAAAAGATTTTTTATGTATGGCATGGGATTTACAGCAATATCCTTTGAACCATCTTCATTAAATGTTTCCCGGATATGTTTAGCCACCGCCTTACCTATGGCCTTGGTCTTTGGTCTTATACATGAACGCACTACATCAGACTGATACAGCTTACCATTCCACGCATAAAATCCATTGCCGACATCGGTAATCATTTGGAAAGAGCTTTTCTTACTTACATTTTTAAATCTACTAAAAATTCCCACAATTTCTCCCTTCCAAAAATTTATATAAGAGACAGATATTCTTCAAGGTGATTTTCAAGCATAACATACGCATCCAGCAGACCGGCAAGACCGTCAATTCTCCTTGTAGGACTTGTACCCTTACAAGGCTGGATATTATTATTTTTATCAATATCAACAGATGTATTGCATATGCACCATTTAAGCACCGGATTGTTGTTGTAAATAATTCTCTTTGCCTTAAGGTCAGCACCCAATGATTTCATTGGAGAAGATAAAGTTTTCTTTCCCTGTGCCACCGGCTCCATAACGCTGCGGCCAAATGTGTCGTTCATTTCCTCAACAAAATATGTTGCACTCCATGCGTCATAGCCATCCTTGAAAAGATAAATATCTTTTTCAAGCTGCATTTCTTTGAACCACTCGACCACATACTTGTAATGTATTTTATTTCCGGGACAGGTTCTCATCCACCCCTGTTCAATCCATAAATCATAAGGAATTTTATCTTCTTTTACTCTTTGCTCCACCAAATCTTCCGGAATCCAGTACATCTGCTCAACATAGATATTATCATCACCAGGCACCATGAAAAGCATTGTTGCATTTGTCAGGTCATTGGTTGATGACAAGTCGCAGCCGCCTATTCCATATCGTGGTTTAAGTTCTGCTATATCAAATGTTGCATGATTATCAATATCCTCAAAATTAAGCCAGCTCTCTGATGATGTCTCTCTGATATTAAACTCTTTGCAAACAAGGTTCTTTACAAGAAGCGGATTTTCCTGAGCTTTTCTTACTTTGTCTCTCAGTGTATCTTTATTCTTGATGGTTCCCAAGCCGGGGTTTGCCTTAATCCAGCAATCTTCCCGAACCCATTCCTTACGACTGTCAAGCTCATAAATAAACGGGAACAGATGTGGGTCTTTATATCCGTTATCATCAAAAAGACCATTGATAACTCTCTCAGCTTCATCATATTTTTGGTCGTAAATATCTTCCCTGATAGTTCCTGCCGTAGATGTGATATATATAAGCGGCTGGTCTCTAGCCGTCACACCATCTGCCATAATGTCATACAATGCTTTGCCATTCTTCCACTGATGAATTTCATCCATCATACAGCCATGAACATTCAGACCGTCAAGACTGTCTTTATCGGATGCAAGTGGTCTATACACACCATTATTAAACTCCTCACTGGACAGCTTTGACACAAGCGGCTTTATCCTTTTGCGAAGTGCCGCCGATTTAAGCACCATTCTCTTTGCTTCTTCCCAAATGATATTTGCCTGTTCTCTCTTAGTCGCAACGGCATATATCTCCGCTCCAGGCTCTCCATCCGCAATAAGAAGATACAAACCAACGATAGACGCAAGCAGCGACTTACCATTTTTCTTACCAACAATAAAAATCGACTCTCTACACTGTCTGTTTCCATTATCATCAATAAAGCCAAACACGGCGGCAAGATGTGCCTGTTCCCACAGTTCTAAACGAACATCATTTGTCGTTCCCTTCTTATGTTTTGACAATTTACAATAGTTTTCCGCAAACTCCAAAACATGATTTGCCCTCTTTGCCGAGTAATGATATTCATCCGGATTTTTAATATGCCACGCAAGATACTTGTACCATCTGTATATCTTATTTGATACTTTAATCTCACCTTTTTCAATCCTGTCAAAATACTCAAGGATAGGATTGTAATCTAAACAATATCTTCTCATACATCCTCACGCCCTCCAACAAACTCGTCAAAGCCATCGTCTTTCTCAACAACCTCAACGGCTTTCGTTTTCGGAAGACAATCCTGCAATATCTTCATTGCCTGGGTCTGTTTCTGAGAAAACTGTAAATAAAGCTGTGCATCAGGACTCTGCTTAGTTCCATATTGATTTTCGCCGTTCTTATACTCCGCTGTAGTTCCGTCACGAATGATGTTTTCCCTGAGGTCCTGCATCGTGATACTCATAAAAGCAACATCATCAATGGTTGCTAAAACAAGTTTCTTTTTATTCTCGTCAATCTCCTTAAACAACCGCTTTAATCTTGCAACTTCTTTTTTCACACGCTTTTGTTTCTCTAAATACTGCGAAATACTATCCGCTTTTTCATCCCTGTGCATTGCTTCCTCTTCAATTTCTTCCGGTGTTACCACTCTGTTCTCACCTCCTGATACCACACCCCCCTTATGAAATGACCTGCATTTCAAATCAATCTAGGCTACCGGTGTTTTTAGAATGTCCCAAACACCCATAAACAGGGGGGTTAGAGCTTTGCTATAGGCTGTCCGTTCTCGTCAAACATGACAAGCAAGCCCCGTCTCTTGTTATTAACTCCATGCCCATCGAACCTATCATGACAATCCTTACAGACATACTCTAAATTGCTATGATTCAAGGTTATATAAGGATTTGATATGTTCTCAGGTGTAATGTGTGTACGATGATGTACGATATATCCAAGCTGTTTACCACACTCCTGGCACATACCACCATCGACCGCAATCCTCTCACTTATAAAAGACCGCTTACAGTCTTTCCAAGCCTTACTGTGATAAAATTTGTACGCATATTCCTTTGCCATCTTTCAACCTCACTCATTTGACATATCTTTATATTTTGTCAAATCATTCTTATCTGTCTTCTTTCATTAAAGTGCAGCAAAATTATTTACCTCTACTTGACACTCCTTTAATATGTCAAATACCGCATATAATAAAAAAAGAAGCTACCTTTTTCGCTTCTTAAATGATAAATTTTTTATTGCTTTGTCCTTATTATCTTGATTTATTCCAATATATCTGAGTGTAATTGATATATCTGAATGGTTAAGTATCTCTTTTATCGTCACTGCATCATGCGTCTGCTGGTACATGTGATAACCAAAAGTCTTTCTAAGTGTATGCGTTCCAATCTTATCAATATCAAATTGCCTGCCTGCTTCAGATAGAATGTTGTAAGCCTGCTGCCTTGTGATTGGTCTGTTGCCTCTTGGAGACTTAAACAGATACTCATAATCATCCTTGCCATATACATAATCTTTTATGACAGGTTTAAGCTCTGCATTGATTGGAAACCTTTTCTCTTTCCCAGTCTTTTTCTCCCTGATATAAACAGCATCTTTATCCCTGACATCACGCACACGAAACTTAAGTATATCGGATATTCTAAGTCCCGTGTATATGCCAAACATAAACATCACATAATCTCTATCGCTCTTGCCCTTTAGATATTCAGCAATATCCATCACAACATCTAAATCTCTGATAGGCTCAACAGTATTCAACCAACCACCTCCCAACAGTACAATTACCGTTATAAGTGTACGAAAAAAGGAGAAGATATGCATCCTCTCCTTAATCAAAACTACTGTTCCTACTCTTGCGATATTAGCATTATATCACAGAATTGCTTCGTGTGATTCTCATTTTTTTGAAATTTAATAAATTTTTTTATTTCTGCTCATCTATAAACTCACGCATCATCTTGGAAATCTGTGCCGCCTGACTCACTCCAGCTTTCTCACAGGCTTCCTTAAATTCGTCAGTCAGTTCTTTTTTCAGCTTGAACGACTTTGATATTATACCAACCTTTTTCTGCCATTTATCTGTAGCTTTCGTCTGTGCCTTTGGCATCATATCACCTCTTTACTTTTTTTTATTTTCCTGCTATTATTTTTATACCAAGGACAGAAGCAGGAAGTTGTAGGTCTGCCCTCGGTGTTTTGGTTTGTGTAAGCTCTACTTTTTAAGTAGGGCTTTTACTTTTTCCTTTGCCTCTTGCAAGTCTTTGCTTTCTTCCAAGATTGCTAAGATTTTTCTTGTTTGATTTTCCTCTGCTGTATCTTTTAACAATTCCGCTAAGTTCATTTCTTCGTTCTCCATTTCTATCTCCTTTCCTGCCATTCCCTTGCTACAATTATATAATACCATACGGTGTCCCCTATGTCAATACTTTTTTAAAATTTATTTTATTTTTTCCAAAAAAGACGGTCTTTCGACCGCCTTTTATAATATTTTTATGATACTATCTCAGCATCAACTAAAGATAAAATGCTTACCCCATCTTGAAAAAATTTACCTTTGGATATGTCTATATCCGTCATTTTAGATGGCTGTATTACTTTCTTTCCTGCTTCTTGTGCTTCGCTGTTGCTCAGTACAATAGCATCTCTTGCCATTGTAATTGCATCTGCCATACTTCCCTTTGTTTTACCTTCCTCATTTGACTCTGTCAGAATACCCAAATCTGGTACTTCAATCAAAATATTTGTACCGACATCTGTAAAAATAACCGGATATGCAACTTTCATAAAATCTACCTCAAATATTTATTTCTGCTCATCTATAAACTCACGCATCATTTTGGAAATCTGTGCCGCCTGACTCACTCCAGCTTTCTCGCAGGCTTTCTTAAATTCGTCAGCTAATTCTCTTTTTAACTTAAATCCTTTTGTCATATATCCGGCTTTCTTCTGCCATTTTTCAGTTGCCTTTGTCTGTGCTGTTGGCATCATATCACCTCTTTACTTTTTTTTATTTTCCTGCTATTATTTTTATACCAAGGACAGATAGCAGGAAGTTGTAGGTCTGCCCTCGGTTTGGATGGTTAATGCTTGAAGATTTTATTTGCGAATTTCTTCAAGCATTTTTGTTATGTGATTTACTGTTGCCTGTTCATTATTTGCTTTTGCTACTTCTCTAATTGATACCAATATTGCTATCAAATCTGCTTTTGTCATTTCTTCAATCTCCGTTTCCATTTCTATCTCCTTTCCTGCCATTCCCTTGCTACAATTATATTATACTATAAGGTTACCCTTATGTCAATAGTTTTTTGAAATTTATTTTATTTTTTTCAAAAAAAGACGGTCTTTCAACCGCCTTTCCTTATCTTCATTTTGTCACAACATATTCCATTATCCTCGGCATCTTCTCTCTGCAAGCCGCTCTAATAACCATAATTGCCTGTTTAATGCCGTCACAAAAGCTGTCATTGTATTCCGCATCAAAGTACGGTGCAATCTCTTCCACATATTCGTCAAAGTTTGCATAAGAGTATTCCTGTTCATCCTCAAGTTGTTTTATCAAATCGACAATTCCGCCGATTAAACAGTTAAAACAACTATCATATAAACCGCACTTTTCTTCCTGCTCATCGCAAAACGCTTCTTTTGACTCCTTTATATCGTCCAGTCTGCCTAACAGCTTACACTCAAAGCTCTTTATGTGTTCCCGCCGTTCTGCCTCCTGCCTTTTTGCTTCTGCCTCAATCAACTGTATAATTTCCCTCTGTCCCTGCACTGCTACACAATCTTTCTGGTCTGGGTGCTGCTTTAAAAATGTATCAATCCTGTTTTCAAAAACTTTTATAAGTATTTTTTCATCAATCACTCTTCTGTTCCCTCCTTAACTCTCACCATGATTCTGTTTTCTGGGAATGTATGTGTACACTTGACATACTTGTTTTTATTTGCGTCCAAATCAGCTTCGTCAATGCTTATAAACTTTCCCTTTGCATCTGCAAATACCATATGTGGCTGCTGTATCAAATCAATAACCACGCTCTCAAGATATTTTAATTTCAATGCAGCCCTTTTCTTTTCAATTACTGCATCCCCCTTTTCCTCACGAAGCCTTGTCTCTACTGCCTTAAGCTGTTCCACTCTTGTTTCAAGTTCCTGCACATAACCAACCTTTTTCACAATCTTTATCAACAATTTATTAAACATATTAACATCCTCCTTAGCTTATCTTTGCTCTTTCTTTCCGGTCTTTTTCCGTCTGTAAAAAAATCATATATTGTCCATATGTAAGCCCCATATGCTTTGCTTCATCATTAAAGCTTGCAAGCTCTCCCATATGCTTTTCTTTTTTCTTTTCCTCCATTCGTTTTGCCTTTTTCTGTGTTTTTCTTTTTTTATACATCTGTGCATGTCTTTTTTTACGCTCATACTCACGACATTCAACGGAACAATAATGCTGATTTCTCGCATTCACAGTAAATTGCTTTCCGCATCCTATACATTTACTTTTTTTCTTTGTCTGTTTCATTCCTGCTCCTTTCCGGGAGCTGCACCACACTCCCAGCTTTATTTGTGATGTTAATTTTCCTACAGCTATATGTAAAAGTGCATTTAAAACTTTTTTGCTGTCAAAATTATTATTCGTCTACTTCATCCAATAACCATTGAAATTTACACTTAACACATAAATCTCTTCCGACATCACTGAGTTTACATCCATGACATAAGGCTCTTTCATCTCCGACAAAATAAGGACATTTAATGTGATAATGAACCTCTGCTTCTTCTGTTGCACCACCATCATCAATATTTATTCTTTCAAATTCCAAGCCCTCAAATTCCATGATATCCATTAAAATATTTATTAAAAGATTTATATTCTTCATTTGAAATCACCTCACTAAATTTCTTACCTGTCGGATTCCGACAGATTATCCACGCTGCAATAAACGCTGTTCAAGCTCGCCCATATCTGACGAACTCACATTTCTCTGACTGAAATTGTTAAACTGATTTTTCTTATTTCCTGAAGAATTTGACTTAACTTTTGAATTATTGGCAGTCTGCTTCTCAGGTCGCTCTGTCTTATTCCAATAATCAGCAGTGCTTTTCCAGTTTATTCTCCTGCCATACTTGTCTTTCCAATCAATACGGTCATAATATTCATAAAACTTTTCAGGATTGATTTTAAGATTGTTTAAAGCAACATAATCTTTTACCTCCTGAAGCGTTGGCACTATAGATAGAGTGTTAGTATTTTTACTATTACTTTTACTATGTTTTAAAATGTCAGCATTTTCTCCCAAAATGTCTACATTTTCATCCAAAATGATTACATTATCTGATAAAAGGGCGACTTTAACTAAGAGGTATGCTCTCTTCATTTTTACAGCTTTTCTTCTCCTTGTTGCGAAAAGAAAATTTTCCTGAATTTCTTTTGAAGTTAAAATTCCATTTTGTTCAAGCTGTTCCAATGAAAAGACACCCCGCCTTGCACAGCAGTTCACTATTTCATTTATACGATTGACCGCTTTGTCACCCCCGCCAAACATTCGTGACGAAATTAACAAAGCCCTCTCTCGCTGCCATTCACAATAATAGCCATGTACTCCGTATATCTCCTGAAGTAACGCATATATGACGGCGTGTGCCTTTAACCCACACTCTGCTGTTACAAGTTCAATGTTTTTATCAGCCGCACATTTTACCGGAAAGTAATCAATACCCTCTTTTCGGTTCATGGTGCGTCCTCCTAAGTCTAATTAAACAGGTTTATTTTACAAAGGCAAGGAAGACATCCGACCAACTGACACCGTCCGAATAGCCGGCACCTTCCCTTAATTACGGCACATATACTCCCCCTGATTTCTCAGTTAAAAGCATACACACCAAAAAATAAAAAATATATTATTTAACCCATATATTTTCCCCGAATAGTTGAAGTAAAATATACAAGCTAATTACAAAAAATAATAAATATCATGAGGTCCATTTACCTCTGCGATTTTTCTCAACTGCCCTGTATTTTCTTGGCAGTTCTGAATAAAAATTTTCTTCCTTGAGTTTGTCCAGTTTACAGAAAAACTCACTTCTTTTTCTATAAAAAGTAGCCTGACTACAATGCACATTCTCCTTTTTACAGAGCTGTTGAAAACTCATACCCGGAGTTGTGCAATATCTAAGTAACGCACTTGCAAGCTCTGCATCAGTCAGCCTTGCAGCTTTTTCAACCAAATCAACTTTACTGCTGAGCAAAGCAAGTCTGATTGCCACATCTTCAACCAGAGACTCATTATTATGAGCATGAGGCATCCCATCATAATTTACACCTGAGACACCCAAAGCATCTTCAATATCTCTAATCTGAGCTTTCCATGAATTATACTGATAACAGAAATAATTCAACTCCCGGTATTTAAACCGATTTAGCCTTTTCAAAGGCTTGTCATCTCTCCTCATTACATCTCCCTTTATGTTCTTCTATAGAGTGATAAGGTGCTTCTGTTTTGACTGCACCACTACCACACCTACTGCACTTTTCATTTATTCGTCTAGTGCTCCACACTTTTCTGCCACAATCATTGCAGGTTACTACAAAAAATGGATCACTGGAACGATAAAAATTGTTGTCATTGTGCAAATCTGTCTCCTCTTTTTTACATCTGCAAAATAGCAGCTATCTGAGCAATCTTCACATCATTACTGCCATCATCCGCTATAACCTTTGCTACGGCCTCGACAAGATACTCCTTGCAAAGCAAATCATTAAGCTGTTTTGTCTCAACCTTAACCATTTTCTTCATTTTCTTTCTTCTGCTCACTGTCCTCATGCTCCTTTCCATAAGCCCGTCATGCCGATAGCACAGCAAATTATTAATTCTGTGAAACCGCTTCGTCCTCTGTATGTACCCTTGTATATCCAAGCTGTCCCATGTAGCTGTCAGCAAATCTTGTAAAGCACTGATTTCTTATGTGCTGCTTCTGCTCCTCTGACAAATCGTTAAAGTTTACATAACCGCCGTCTTTAGTCGGCACGAGGATTTTATGCGTTATCTTCTTTTTTGCCATAATTCTCTCCTTTTCTGCTTTTGTTTTATTTTATGCTTAGGGCTTGACCACTGTTCAGTATGCACTTACCAATATTGGCATTCCTATTTTTGTAGGTGTGCTTAGTTCATTGATAACAACATTACTTCTTTCTCTTTTTTAAACTCGTCAAAATGTCGTCTGCAATATCCTCAACATCCGACCAGTGCAATATCAAAAAGGATATTGCAGATGCAATTACCGCACTGATAACAATCTGTGCCATCTTACCAAATCACCTCACTTCATATTCGCTAAAATACGGACATTCAACTTAGTTCCTTTCTCCTGCAAAGCTACAATTTCGTTAATAACATCATTAAGTCTCTCGAAATTATGCTTGGGTATGTCAGAATTACAATTCACCTTTAAATACAAATCAATGGCTTTTTCTGTATGCTCTTTTGCACCGATATATCTTTTTGTAGTTTCAACATTTTTATGTGAAAAAATTTCCTGGAACTCACCTGCTTCCATCAGCTTTTCAACCTTATCATCATCCAATGTGTCAAGAAGTTCTTTCGCTTCCTCAAACTTTCCATCAATAATAAGTTTCTCAGCTAACTTTTCAACT